GTCGCGAACGTAACGCGCAACGGCCTGGGCTCGGCTGAGCTTCAGGTCGTCCACGTCAATGGACTTTCCCAGAAAGCTAAAGGGATCTGCCATGCTCAGCCAGCCCTCGGTGCCGGAGTGGAAGTAGCGACAGCAATGCCGGTCTTCTGCCTCTTCTCGATGGTGGCCTTGAAGCGGTCGATTTTGATCACGAGTGGCTCTGGGGACGACTCAGACGGATGCTCCATCGTGACCTTGAAGTGACCGACACGGTCCTTAGTCGTGCCGCGGTGGTACGCTGCCGCTTGGACGTGCGGAGGTTGATCCGTGTCTTTGTCGGGGATGGGGTAGCTTGTGGAGACGATGATGCCTCCGGTCTGCCCCTTCTCCTCAAATAGCCAGGCGACTTCCGGTACAGGCTTGGTTTTCGTCTTGCCCTTCTCGGGGCCCAGGGACAGGTAGCTGCAATGGTGCGGGAGCTTGAAAACGTCCCACTCCAGCCGGTGGTCGTTGTTGTACTTCCTGGTGAGTTTGACGATCTCGGTCCACATAGTCCAGTCAACGTCGGAGCCCATGATGAGCTTCGTCTCTACCCCGGACTCCACAAACGTCGCCTGGACCACGATGGAATCGTTGTTGCGGTCAAACTCTTCAGCGGTGTCGGTCGCGTGGGCGAAGGGGCAGTGGGCGAAGAACTCAACACTGTTGATCTCCTTCGTGAAGCCAGGAACAACCTCGCCTGCATTGGTGATAAGATGTTTTCGGGTGCTAAGGTCCACCTCGTTCTTGTTACACCAGTCCTTGAGGAATCGCGGCTCGGAGAACACTCGGATGCCCTTGCCAGCCTTGAAACGGTGCCGAGCCTCAGCCTGCATGACCCGTGCATCATCCTCGTCTGGGCGGTCTTCGCAGATTACCGCCGCAGGTACCCAGAGCTCTTTAATTTTGATGCGTCCGTCGCCCTGATACTTCTTGGCGTGGTCTAGCCAGAAAAAGCCGGATGATCCCTGCACGTGGTCGAGGTCCATGTGGGTAATGGCGACTACATCGAAATAGTCCCGGTTGACCGCCCTGAGGTCTTGACGTAAGGCTTCGGCAAGGTCGATCCGCTTGTCCGTCGGGTCGTCCCGGTCTTTCTGGTCACCAAAATCGAAGAGGATCTTCTTGCTGTCTGCCAGGTCAACCAAGCACGAGTCAGCGTTGTTCAGGGGGTAGAAAGTCAGCTTTGCCATCAATGAATCTCCAGCGCGGCAGGGCGGACCGGGTAGAGTACACGTTGCTCCGGGCAGAGTACGGAGAAGCGTGACATCTTCAGGCGACTTCAAGTTGACGATGTTCAGGAGGGTGGAGCTTTGCCGGGTTGAAAGGGTTGGGCCGTAAACAATTCCTGGCGGCGGTTGGGTTTCGCGAGCAGATTGAGAACAACCCGAGCCCTAATCAGGAAGTTGTGCCACGTACCAGCGCGGCAGATTACAGGGTGGATTAAGAAGGCGTCTTTGGTTATTTAATCAAAGGAATCTCGATCTGATCGCGGGCGACAAACCGGTCGATGGCCCAGGGGAACCCACAAGGCCTGGCCTAATGGCAGTGATGACGTCCGCGGCTATGTGCTGGATTCGACCGATAGACGCGGCGAGCATCACCGCTCGTGTCTCTCCCATACCAAGCAAGAACTCCTCTGCAGCAGGTCTTCAAGTGTGACCTTCGTGGACATCTGACCGCGCAGTGCTTTGGCAAGCATCCCGGGACTTAACTGCGTCAGTGGAAGCAGCTTGTGGATTCGCGGCGTAGCGATTCCCCACCGCTTGGCAAGCTGGCTCGTCGTGATACCGGTGTCCAGCAGTTGTCTTCGCCAGGCATACGCGAGGCCGATCGCCTGAATGATGTGCTGGTTCGTGTTCGATGGCGGAGCCCCCTGGCTCGGCATCAACAGGTCCTGCCCATCGGGCGCGAGAAGGAGTCGCTGACCGTCGTGCCGCTTGATCTGCAGTCGGAGTGTTAGCACCACCGACTGTTCAGTCGTCTCGGTGTCAGGCTGGAAGAGACAACGCGGCACCGTGCCGCACTGCTCGCGCCCAGACGCTTCCTTAGGAGGCTCCTTTGGTGACTTGGCGTTGCTCACCGCGAGCATTGCCCGGATCGCACCGCGGTCGAGTTCTACGCGCAGTTCCTCCGGGCTGAGCACAACGCGGGTCACCACCGTCCGGATGCGCGCGTCGAGACCGGCTTGGTGTTGACCGCTTAGCGCACCCGCCTCCTCGGTGCTGAGGTGTCCCAGCACCAGCGCCCGCACAAGCTCGTCCAGCCTGCCCGCGTTAATCGACTTGATCGGGCACTTCGCGTAGCCGAGCCGGATCGCCTTCTGGCTGGTGTAATAGTGGATACGGCGCACGGCCGACTTGCCCGTCGCGTCGACTACCCGCCGCTGCACGGAAGACGGGCTCATTACGTAGCCCTCGAAGGTCCTGAGCTTGCCCTTGAGTAAGTGGGTGTGCTCCCACCGCTGCGACTCGACGCGGCTGGTCTTCTGGATCGTGGCATGGACGCGTTCCCAGGTCGCCGTAGTGACGATCGGCTCATGCAGCCCGGGCCAGACCTGGCCGTGGCGGTCGTCGGCCTGGTCACGGGCCTTGCGCTGCGCCGGCCCGGTTCGCTTGTCCGCCAGGCGCTTGTGCGTGATCTTGCCTATGTACACCGGATTGGTCAGGACGCTGTGCAGGAACCCCGGCGACAGGGGCTTGCCGCCGCGTGATGCACCTTTCGAATCTGTCCAGGCCCGTGTGGCGTGCCCCTTGGCGTTGAGACTCTCAGCCAGCTTGAGCAGCGAGGGCGTGGCGAGGTAACCGTCGAAGATCGCGCGGACGAGCTTGGCCTCGGGCTCGACGATCCGCAGGGTTCGATCGCTCGGCGTCCAGCCCGCGTCGCCGTCTCTTGGCAGCCGGTAGCCGAGCGGCGGCCGCCCGGCGACCCACACACCGCGGCGCTTAGTGGCGGCGATCTTGTCGCGGATGCGCTCGCCCGCGACCTCGCGCTCGAACTGCGCGAACGACAGCAGCATGTTCAACGTCAGCCGCCCCATCGATGTTGTGGTGTTGAACTGCTGGGTGACCGAGACGAAGCTGACATGGTGCTCGTCGAAGACCTGCATGAGCCGGGCAAAGTCCGCCAGTGAGCGGCTGAGCCGGTCGACCTTGTAGACCAGCACGATGTCGATGCGCCCGGCGCGGATGTCGCCAAGCAAGCGCTGCAGGGCGGGTCGGTCGGTCGAGCCGCCCGAGTAGCCACCGTCGTCGTAGGCGGTGTTCACCAGCGACCAGCCCTGGCTGCGCTGGCTGGCGATGTAGTCTGCGCCGGCCTGGCGCTGGGCGTCGAGGGAGTTGAAGGCCATGTCCAGGCCCTCTTCGCTGGACTTGCGCGTGTACACGGCGCATCGCACCGAGTGCGATGGGCTCTTGGAGGCCTGCGGGGTCAACGGTCATCTCCCGCGCCGGACTCATCGGGGTGGCCCCGGACGATCCCGAAGAAGCGCGGCCCCGACCAGCGCGTGCCGGTGATGACGCGCGCTACCTCACTCAGGCTGCCGTAGGTCGAGTTGCGGAAGCGGTCCTTGGCGAGCACCTCGACGTGATGCTCGACCCCGCGCCAGACGCGCACCAGGCGCGTGGCGGTCGAGAGCGCGGGGGCGGCCGCCCTTCGGGCCCGGCGCGGCGAGCTGGGGGCTGCATCAGGAGTGTCCGTCAGCGGCACGGCGCGGGAGAGCGCTCGCTCACTCTGTTTACTGACCGCAGCACGCGCCCCATCCAACCGCTCGCGCCCGCTCAGCGCCCGCCGCACGGCGGCGTCGAGCAGGCGCTGAGTGGGGCGGTCGATCCAGCCGTGGGCGCGGCTTTGCAGGTACCAGGCCAGTTCGCGGATGATCAGGCAGCGCGTCGCCGGCGGGCGCGAGGGGCCGATGTGGTGCGCCCAGAGCAAGCGGAGCTTGTGGATCGGCGCGCCGGGCAGGTCTTCGAGCACGATGGGCAGCCGTTCGCCCTTGGGCACCCGCCGGGGTCGGGTCTGTGCTGGCTCAGCTCGCTTGCTCGCGCCCATGGCTGGCTCCTGTCACTTCGAAGCGGGCGCTGCCACCTTGGACCGCGTGGATTTGGACGATGGTGCCTTGGGCCGCTGTCCCGCCTCACTCGGTCGCGCTTCAAACAGCCCCCGTCCCGCGCGCATGAACCGCGAGCCGTCGCCCTTGAGCTTGATTTCGCGCATGATCGCGGCGGCGATCGTCGCTGAGGGCGTGCGGCCGCTGGTCGTCCAGAGCTTGCGGCTGAGGACCGCGTCGGTGATGTCGCGCACGTTCATGGCCTTGCCCGCCTTGAGCAGCACGGAGTGGGCCGCGGCCAGACCGCTCGGGCCTTCGCGGGGTGAACGCTTGGCCTTGGCAGGCGCGGAAGCACGATCGCGAGGTTGCTTGGTCGCGCTCGCCGCGGCTGGGGTCGCCTTCGACTTGGCGATCAGCTCCTGCGCCGGCGCGGTCTCGACCGGTGACGATGCAACGGCCTTGTCAACCGTCGGGGACTTCTTGGCGATCTTGCTGGTCTTGGACTTGCTCACGGCAGACTCCTTGGCCCGCGCCGCTTCGGTGCTGGGGAGCGGCGATCACGAACACCGTGACCCGCCGCCCCGAGCCTGCCCTTGCGGCGCGTGGCGACAGACTGATGGCGGCCCAGCGCCCGCAGGCAAGGCCCATCGCGACTGTGTCGCCGCATGTTCGGCCACATCGCCGGGATCGAGGGAAATCCCTGCGATGCGCAGGCCCTTTGCGTGCGGATCACCCTGCCGACCGCGTCCCTACTGACCGCCGATGAAGATCGGAGTCCACGGCCTTCGATCGAGCTCGGTGAGCGCCAACTGCACCCCCAGGTGTAAAGCGTCGGGCCCGTCGTCGTGGTCACCGCCGGGGAAGTCCAGCAGTTGCTCGATCAAGCGCGTGTGACGGCGCGACAGCAGCAGGCGGCGGCCGCTGAGCAGCGGCTGGATCGACTGCACCCGCGTGAGCTTGTCCGTAAGCGGCTGCACGGGCACGACCTTGAGCGGCTCACCTCCCGGCCGGCGGCTTTGCTTGGTCACCTCATCGGCGAGCATCGACTGGAACTGCACCGCCTCGACGGCGAACTTGCGGTAGCGGCGGAGCGCGTGGTGCTCCAAGATGCACGGGGTGATCTGGTCGGGGCGGAGCATCGAGATTGTGGCGTCGATCGCATACATGCGCTTACTGGACTTGTGACACAGCAGCGTGATGACGGCGGTGAGGTCGCCGCCCTTACCCAGGCTCGGGTCGCACGCACCGACGCAGAAGCACTCGTCGGGGAAGCTCTTCATGAGTTCCTCGGCGCTCGTGAACTCATCGTCCCAGTAGCTCAGGTCACCCTCGGTCAGCACCGCGATGCTGCTCTCGACCGGTTCGTTCTGCTTCTCGGCCGCGAAGGCCCGGCGGCCGATCTGGAGCTTGGTGCGCATCAACGCCAGGTACGACTCGCGCTCGGGCCATAGGACCTGGGTTCCCTCGAGCATCTGGGCCTCGTGCTCGCGGTAGAAAGCCTGGGCCGCCGACTCACCGGATTGCCCGTTATGGGGACGGCTGCCGCAGTGCACCTCCTGCCAGATCTCCCACAGGTCGGCGCGAGCGGCGAAGCGCTCCACGGCTTGGTAGCGCCGGGCCGTCCAGCCCTTGTGCTCATCACCCCGCACCAGCCGGGCCAGCAGGCTCTCGCGGTGCAAGAGCGTGCCGACCATCACGACGCTGGTGCGTTCATCGCCCATGGGCAAGACCGTGCGCATGAGCCAGTCGGCCATCTTCTCGCGACCCTGGCGCGAGAGGACCGCCTGATCGTCTTCGACGTCGTCGAGGACGATCAGCGAGGGGCGGTGCTGGTGGTGCTTGAGACCACGGATCGCCTGAGCGGCCCCGAGTCCGCTGATCCGCACACCGTTGCGCAGCACCAGGGTGCGCCGTTGCCAGGCTCGGCTTTGCTTGTGGCTCGGGGGAGGCTCGGCCAGCTCGGGGTAGTCGCGGATGATCAGCGGGTCGCGCTCGAGGGTGGCCCTAATCCAGTCGAGGAAGTTGCCCGCCTGCTCGGTGGTCGCGGAGATGATGACGATGAACGGGTCACGCCTAAATAGCGCCGACCAGAGCACGAAGGCCTGGCTGACGAGCGCGCTCTTGCCGTGGCCGCGGGGCGCGGCGATGGCCATACGCGCCCCGCGCGTGGTCGATGCATCCTCGAGCAGGGCCGTGATCTCGGCGTGCATGCGCGAGGAGGGCACGCTCATCAGGTCTTGCAAGTAGAGCGACACGAAGGCCTCGAAGCTGCGGCGGGCGACCGCGCGGCGGGCGCGGGAGAGCTCGGTGGGCAGCACGCGATCCGTCGTGTGGGTGAGCGCGGGTCCGGCTGGATGGGGCGCTTCGTTCATGGCCTTCTTCCTTGGCTTCATGCGGTTCGACTAGTCTGACCCGACTCAGGGCCAGAGGGGCCTTGTTGACCGGTGATCGCTTGAAGCGATGCGGCGACTTTGGGCAATGAACAGACGCGCAGCAACGCTTCCATCTCCTTGACGACCTCGTCGTGCGAGGGGGGTGGGGCGGTGCTCAAAGAGACCTGGGCCTTGAACCTCGACTCCGCTTGCGGCAGGTACCCCACCGACTGCAGACGCTCGATCAGTTCGCAGCGCACCCGCCACGCGTCGAAGGTGGCCTGCCGGCGCTCACTCGGGCCCACGTCCTTTTCGCAGGCGATGCGGCGGAGCCGGGCGATTGTCAGTTCGGCTTCGCGCACCAACTGGCCCAGCACCTCGTCGACAAGGTCAGGGTCGACGCGCAGCTTGTGGTCTTTGCGCAGCTGCTGGCGGTCGCGCTCGACGGTGCGAACACCGACGGACAAGATCGCGGCGATGTCGGTGTTGGACATGCCCTCGAGCACCAGGTGGTCCACGCAGGCGCGGCGGTGGGGGACCGAGAGGGACTTGCCCGTCAGGGTCCCGGCCTTGATCTGCCGCAGCGTGTCGTGCGTCGACACCTCGTCCAGATCGTCCGGTTCGTGCGCGGGATCGGCTTGGTCGGGCGTGCTCATTGACCGCCTCCGGTGATGGCCGCCGTGCCAGCGTCGGTGGGCGCAGCGGGTGACGGCTGTTCGCGCGTCGATGGCGCGGTGTTGGTCTTGGCGTACCGGGCGGCGATGTCAGCGCTGACACCCTCGGGTCCGACCATGGCCATGTAACGACGGACGATCAGGTCGCAGTAGACCGGGCTGATCTCCATCGCCATGCACCGGCGTCCAAGCCGCTGCGCGGCGATCAGCTGCGTGCCGCTGCCGGCAAAGGGCTCGTAGCAGACGTCACCACGGCGCGTGTGCTGGCGCATGGGGATCTCGAAGACTTCGAGCGGCTTGGGCGTCGGGTGGTCGGGGCGCTCGGGGCCGTTGGCGAGGGTGTCGATCACCCAGACGGTCGACTGCGGCGCGGCGTGAGGGTCGGTGACCTTGGCGGGCTTGTGGCCTTTGATCCATCCGAACAGGCACGGCTCGTGCTGCCACGGGTACCAGCTGCGCGTCAGCACGGGGCGGTTCTTTACCCAGATGATCTGCTGGTGCACGAACGCTCCGGCCTTGAGCC